GAGCCGGAGCCGTAGCCGGAGCCGTAGCCGGAGCCGTAGCCGGAGCCGTCGCCGGAGCCGTAGCCGGAGCCGATCTGGTCTGGCCTCTCGCCGCGCGTCACGCCGACCATTGTGCGCCTCGCAAGGAGGCCTCTCCGGCCTTCGTTGTGGCCAGTACCTCGATCGCTCCCATGAGTTCGATACTGCTCACTGGTTGTGACACCCGCGAACCGGCAGCGACGCCAGCATTCGCCATCTCATGGAGCGTATTGGCCCCCTTCCACGACCAGACGCGGCGTGCATTCGCCAGCTTCACTTCCGGGCCTTTACGAGAGACCAATTCGCCCACATGGACTCCAGCGCTGTATGTTCGAACAACGACGTAGGCTCTCTGCGCAATCTTCTTCTTGGTTGTCATTTGCTTCCTCCTATTGTTCCGTAACTTGTTGAGCGATCAGAAACGCACCCAGCAATATCTCCAGCTCTTCCGTCGGGTCGCGTTTTTTGAGAATGTCCAGCGCGACGCGCCAGCCTTGAATACCCAGGAACTGCTGCAACTCTCCTCGTGGCGAGATTGTTCTATGGCCGAACATCATGGCTTCCCCTCTGGCTTTTTGCCTTTCATTCGGTCGAAGCAATAAACGACGACATCGAATGAGAGAATCTCAGGATCATGAAGCGCCACCAGTGCTTCCCAGAACCAGAACCAGCTCTCCAGCTGCTTGCGAGCATTGGTGCGTGCCATTTTATGGTCGCCCCATCACGCGCGCGATCGCGTCTTTCCGCCGTTTCCTCGCTGCCTCGATAGCTGGATGCATGACCGGAGGCGCGAGCAGACGTCGCAGATGCGCGAGCTGCGCATTCGGGTAATCGCGTTTCGTCGCGGCTCGGGGGCGTAGGATGCGGAAGGTCACAACGGCCCCCTATCAATCACCCGAAGCAAGTCTTCCTCAGCCCAAGGCCCCGCGACCCAGGCGCGACTATAGGTCGACCCGCAAGCGCCGCAGTGATATTGCAGCGCCGCACCAAGCTGGGCCGTGTCGTCGTCGCCAGTCCCGGGCTCTGGGACGATTTGCTCGGCGTCGTATTTCTGGAAGGCAATCTTGCCGCATTGGGGACAGGTCGCGGTCATGTCGCGAGGATGGGCCTTATCGGCTAGGAGCTCGTGGAATTCGGCGACAGTGAGACAATCACTCTCGCCATCGAATACGATGGGCGTCTTTCTTTCCCAAGCCTGCAGGACCGGAACCGACTTGATTAGATCCTCTAATTTGCTCATATTCCAGCCTCCTCCATTGCCGCCGCTTCCTCATCCGTGATCTCGCCGGCCAGATTCCGGAGTTCATCCGGCCCGTAGCCGTCCCGCTTGCGTTGCGCCATCTTGTCCAGCGCGACCGTGAAGGTCGGCGTCTGGAATACCTCGTAGCCGCGATAGTCAACGATGAGGTAGTCGCCGCACGCCTCGCGCATTGCGTTGAGCATCTCGGCCTCTTGGTCTTCTCGCCAGCCGGCGTCGTGGTTGAGCATGACCAGAGCCTAAACCATCACCAGAAAGGCGTCAACCAGAAAACGTCTTGACGATGACGATTCTTGCCGCTAGGGTTCTGGGCATGACAGAGGAAAAGACCGTGCCCGCTATCCTGAAGAAGTGGCGGGAGGACCACGAAATCTCACAGGAACAATGCGCCGCCTTGGCTCAATGCTCGCTGAGCGGCTGGCGCAATTGGGAGAGCGGGCGGACGAGCATCAGCGCCGAGACCATTTCGCTCCTGGATAAGGCGTACCCTGGTCTTTGGAGCGCTCTCGGGAGAGCTCGCCCATGAGCGAGACCTCCGAAATCGTAGGCCCAGCTATCAAGGCCCTGAACGCTATCCCAGGAGTCGTTGCCTATCGCGTCTTTACCGGCAAGGCGAAAGTCCGAGGCGGCTACGTCAATGGCGCGCCTGAAGGCTTTCCGGACATTGGCGTTGTTATCCGCGGCCGGCCCATCTACCTCGAAGCGAAGCTCGAGGCCGGCGGCATTACGTCACTCGAGCAGCTCAAGATGCACGACCGGCTACGACGCGCCGGCGCTGAGGTCCATCTCATCAAGAGTGTAGGCGCGGCGATCGCGGTAGCGCAGAAAGCGCTCGGCAATCTATGAGCTGCGACATCGACGGCTATAATGAATTCGAGTGTGTCACACGGCCTCGCGCCAGGAAGCCTCACGAGTGCTGCGCTTGCGAGCTGCCTATCCGTGTCGGCGATGTCTACGAGCGCATCGCGTTCAAGTGGGAAGGCGAATTCGAGTGCCTAACACGTTGCCTGCGGTGCTGCGAAATCGCGAAGGCGATCCATGGGCAGATGGATCCGTTTGACGGAGAGGGAGTTGCCTACGCCTTGGATTGCGGACACGAATGGGAGGAGCGCTGGGAGGAGCCACCACCACCAGAGGTGGCACGTCTGGCGTTCATGCTGCCGGACGAGATTCAGCGGGAGTTCGCCAAATGAGTTCCTGGAGCTCCGACATGTGGTTCGATATGGAGGAAGCCGAGGCCGAGGCGAAAGGCACCATCGGCCGCTTCGTCATGCTCTATAAGCGCCCCAAGAAGCCGCCCGGATGCCGCATCTGCGGCGCTCCCCGCAAGAAGCATTGCCAGCATTGTGCGGCATGCATCGAGGACGGCAGCAGTATGGCGATTAGGCGGTTTCTGTGACCCTACGAACCGTCGCCGCTCTCTACATCGATCCGCGCGGACCATATCCGAAGATGAAAGGCGTCGATTGCTGGGATGAATCGCGCGATGCGCGGCTTTACGACGGGCCGCATCCGGTAGTCGCGCATCCACCGTGCGGCCCGTGGTCGAAGCTGCGGCACCTGTGCACGAAGCAGGACGCGAGCTGTGGACCTCGCGCAGTCGTGCAGGTGCAGCGTTTCGGAGGAGTGCTTGAACACCCTGCCTTTTCGTCCCTCTTCGATCATATGCAGCTCCCGAAGCCTGGGGAAATCGGCGATGTCCATGGCTGGACGTATCACGTCGAGCAAGTCGATTGGGGTCATCCGTGCGTTAAGCCGACATGGCTTTACATCGTTGGCGTCGATAAGTGGCGCGTCGCGCGAGACATTCAGAGACAGAAGCGCCGCGATCCGACGCATTGCGTGTGCACCGGCCCGCGCCAGCTGAAGCGGTTGCCAGTTGCTTCGAAGCCGATGAAGCAGCGCACGCCGCCATTATTCGCTGAATGGCTCGTCTCTCTCGCAAGGAGCGTCCGATTATGACCCTACGAAAGAAACCCGGTCGCCCCTCGCCACGCTGCCAGCTCTTCTCGCAGCCTGTCCCAGGCGACCCGAATGCGTTCGTCGTCGTCGAGCGCCTGAGCCTCTTGGAGCGCCTTCCTCGCAATGAGGACGCGCGCCTTCAACTCAGCCAAAGGCCGGTCCTCAAGAAAAAGCTGCGCTCGAACGGCTCGAGCAACGGCGGGAACGGACATCACGGGAAATAGCATGGCTATGCATTGCCAATATGTCAAACAGTCTTTGTGGCCGATGTGGGCATACTGCGCACAAGGTGGGGACAAAATGAATCGACTGGTTGACCACTCGAGACGACTTGACACATGCTGACCGTCAGGCTAGTCTCCTGACTCATGTATGGAAAGGCTTTCGCGGAGATGTACAAGGGCTCGATGTACGGCGCTGGAGCAGACGTCTTCGCGGTCTGGGGATTCGTCATCGCGAACGCCGTAGACTCGACCGTCGAGCTCCATCCGACCTACGTATCGGCCGTCATCGGCATGACCGAGGAGCGCTTTGGGAAGGCTCTTGAATGGCTCATGCGACCTGACTCGAAGAGCCGCACCGAAGCCGAGGATGGGCGCCGCCTGGTCTCGGAAGGCGCCTATCAGTACCACGTTCCTTCATGGGAAAAGTGGAACAATCTTCGCAATGAAGAGGACCGACGCGCCAAGAACCGGGAGTATAAGCGGGCCTCTCGCCTCAGAAAGAGACAGGGCGCGTCGGGCAAGTCGACATGCGTGTCAACCGGACCTGTCAATGACAGTCAAACCGGTCAGCAAAAGTCAGCACTGTCAGCCCATATAGACGTAGACGTAAATACAAATACAGACGTACCACCAGACCGGAGCGCGCGAGCGCGCGTGGTGGTGCCCGCTCAGGAGCCCAAACAGGCAGAGCCAGAGCAGCCCCCGGAGGACGATGGCACCTGGAAGGCCTCTGGCTGCCCGCTAGACCTCGTTTCGAAGTTGGACGGGCTGGGAGTCGTCCGGCAGCTCGCGGAGCGCTTAGGAGCCAATCCTGTGGCAGTACGGGCCGAGCTAGACGCCTTCGTGAATTACTGGACCATCGGCAAGGGGGCAGGGCAGCAACGTACCGGCTGGCCGGGTAAGGCGAGACAATGGGTCATCGAGCAGGCCCGCAAGCCGGGAGGGCTCAAGGCGCCAGGGGCGATCGAGCACGAGACCAGGTCGGCGATCCCGGCGGACATTGCCAAGATAGCCGGCAGCATACTCAGACCGATATAGGAGGCACAATGGAACAGGACGAGGAGACGGCAATCAGGCAGCTCATAAAGCGAGCACTCGAGAATGGCTGGGAGGACGGGAAGAAACGCGACAGGCTCCAGCGAGTCATGTCGGATCGGATTATGGGTCTCGGCCGCATTACCGGCTTCGTGACGATCGATGCATTGCGCGAGGGAGATCGGATTCAGTACGACCGCTTCCTCGAGGGCTGCGACCGAGCTTTCCGGCGCGACGGGCTCATCTCCGCCGGCATTCTTGACCAGGCAGCATTACGCAAGCTGAAAGACGCGGAGCTAGCCAGGCGGCATCACGCCGAGACGAGCGACTTGCATGCGGCATTCGACGACGAATCTGAAAGGTGGCATCCGTGAGAAGCTATATGACGGAAGCTGTCCGAAATTTTCACCGGATTCATAAAGAAATGTACGCGGATCCTGGCCCGCCAATTGGCAGATGGCATGGACCGGAAAGGCCGCCGGAATGGTGTCAGCATTCATTCGGAGGGCCATGCTGGGGCAAAGTCACGCCGCAACGATTTGTCTCTTCGACAACGCCAGATCCGGGAATCAATGTCACGCATTGCGAGGGGCATGTAAATTGGTATGCCCCGAGCCCTGACGACCCGAGAAACTGGTATATTAAAAATCCAGCCGACGACATGAGCGAGGAGAGATATCCATGACCCTTCAGGTATTCCCGATTCCGGAGAAGACAGGCGACTTCATCGTGACGACAACGCGAGGCTATCTCTCGATGCCTACTCGGCTAGAGGTCGCCGAGAAGGTCGCTGCGCATCTGATTCGACAGGGGCAGAAAGCGGTCATCATGTGGCCTATACGCTCAAGGCATTCTTTCTTTTCCTGTGGGAGCTATCGTACGGCGGCGGCCCATTTTCGTGGGCAATAGAGCTGCACGAATCGGCGGTGGAGCTCTAATGGCCGTCACCCGCGCGCGCGCGCCTACCCTTCCGCCGATTGTAAAGCGAGGAGAGCTATTGACTCCTCGGCAATACCTTGACAATCTAATGATGAAGTCAATGCGGGTGCTTGACGACATCTTGGATACAGGCGAGCCACGCGAGCAAGTTGACGCGACGCGCGTGGTCACATCGACATGGGCCAAGGTGCGCGAGTTTGAGCAGCAGCTCGACCTGCCGAAGTTCGAGCAGATACGCCGCGCCTTGAACGACCCCGACGACGACTTGCTTCGCGCCCTGCGAGCTGAGCGGGAGAAGGTTCTAGCTCTGCTGGGGCAGCCGGCTTCTGGAGCTCTGGACGCCGGCCAGCAAGCAGAAAGCACACCCGATGCCAATGACACGTCAACCCAAATCGACACGAGGAAGTAATGACGCTTGACCAAATCATCAGAATGTTTCCGGAAAAGAGCGTGGCTCTTCTTCGGGTAGCCCGCGGCTCAGAGCCAGGGCGCAAGCTGGTCTGGGTGGCTAGCTGGGACGCGGGATATTTCACGAGCGACACCGATCGACACGTCTATCATGGCCAGGGATATGCAGACGTCGCATTTGGGGATACGGCGGAAGAAGCCCTTGAGATGCTGGCACACGCGGAAATTAAAGCTGCTCGAGCTATGGTCAGCTACCACGAGAAGGAGCTTTTGGTTGCGCGCGATCTTCTCGCTGCCGCATCCCGCAGATTGGAGGAGTCATGACCGATGGAATGACTCTGCTAATCGCGGCGGCCTTCGCTGTGCTCATTCTGAGCCTTTCCGGCTGTTCAGGCTGGACAGCGAAGAGGACCCACATTGAGTGGCCATGCGCCGGCTCGGGCTGCAAGCCGCTGTTTGACGAGCCGGTGAAGCGATGACCACATTCGAAGAAAAGGTTGAGGCTGAAAAGCAGAAGCTCTTAGCAGGAACGGCAAGGCCTGTCTTGTCTGCTGCGGACTATCTGAAGTCGCATCTGGATCGCTATCCGCAAGGATACAATGGCACCTTCCCTGTCGAAGAGCGTGAGGCTTTGCGCGCCATGGCCGACAGATGTAACTACACGTTCGCCTGGCGTGAGTTTGACGACAAGCATATCGCGGTGCATTGCGACAGGAAGGCCAAGTGACCCTTTCCGAATTTCGCCTCTTTCGCCCTATCGATATCCAGGAGCCTGGCCTTCCGTGGAGCAACTTCGTTCCTGGTGAGCGCGGCGTCGTCCAGGTAGAGCAGGCCAATGGCGTCGTCCTGGTGCATCGCGAAGGGGCGCGGGACTTGGTCTTTGCGCTGGCGTCAGGATATGGGTTCGCCGCCGATATGACTCAGCCGAGAGGAGCGAAGAAGTGATGTGCGATTGCGACGACAATGGACCGGATTCCTCGCGAGAGTATTATATCGATCGGGAGATAGAGCGAAGGCTAGAGCCTCTCGAGGCCGAGCTACATCGTCTTCGCCGTGAGCGACGCACCATCGAAGGCATGGTCTGCACCGGAGACTTGGTGTCTGCTGTCGCTATCCGAGAGTTTCTCGCTGCATCGAAGGAGGCCGGATGATTCTCTGGCGCGCGCAGCTTCCAGAAGAGCACTGGCCCGAGGAAGCCAAGAAGCAATATGCTATATTCGAGGAATGCGCTAAAGAGCGATTCGATGATCGGATGCTCTTCGCGCAAGGCGCGCCCATTCTATGGGAGAATATGAGGGCGCAAGAACAAACGCGATATAGGATGACCGAAGCCTATCGCAAGTTCGAGGAGGCGATTCTTGCCGAATGGCCCGATGCTTCTGGGCAGGGGAACGATGTGATGATTTATCGGAGAGAAGAGCGATGATCGACCCAGAACGCATCCGTCCTGCCGCCGACAACGTCCTTGTGCGCCTGGACATTCATATGGCTGCAGTCGAGGAACGAACGCCTGGAGGCATCATCAAGCCGGATATGCGCGAATGGGAGTACGCCCTGAAGGGCGATGACCCAAGGGTCCGGAAGGCGCCTGACCCGAACCAAGGTCAATGGGCTATCGTGATCGCTGCGGGGCCTGGCCATTACCACGACAAGTTCCTCAGCCTCGAGGAGGGCATGTCGACAGACGGCAGCCATGTCTTCGTGCCGATGGACCCGGACATCCAACCAGGAGCTCGCGTCCTGGTCGAGGATGAGCGCTGCGGCGATAGGATTTGGTCGACGGAGTACCACGAGTATCGGATGGTAAGAGAGCGGAACCTGGCTCTCATTGCGGAGGAAGCATGATCGGCATACCGATAATCCCCTCCCCTGGACAAATCCCGCGCCATAATTTGATAGACCAACTCACTGACGAGCGTGACGTGGCGCGCATCGAATTATACAAATTGAAGCAATCCGTATCAGAAGCACAGCGTATCGCCATAGAGAGACAGATCCTCGAGGCGCATGAGATGGGTGTCATCGCCGGCTACTGGGATGATGAGGAAGAATATTACTAATGAGATCCGTCCTGACCCCGAATCAACTCGAGCTACTGAAAGCCAATGGAGATAGCGCCGAGGTCTCTGCGATGGTAGCCATGGCTGACGGTGATGCCCTCGAGCTTGCGGCCCGCGTCGCGCTAGGCGCTTTCGGCAACCGAGGCGAGCATGCCGATGAGGCCACCGCTAGCTTCGACCAGGGCTATCGTGTGGCCTGTCGCGAGATTGCCTGCGTTCTGCGAGCAATGCGCAAAGGGCATCCGCCGAGCCCCGACGAGCTGGAATCGGAGCGGCTACGGGGAATGCTTATCGGACCATGAGCCGATTTGTGGACACCATGACCGATGAGGCGATCATTGCGTTCGTTGAGAAGCATCTAAGGCTTGCCGCAACAACCACGGTTTTGCCAGAAAGGCGACCGTGGGAATTGCCAGATCATTCGGTGGCTGTCCGCGATGTGCCAAAGGGACGAGAAGTATTCGTCTCATTTTCTCAGGCGCCATATTATGGGTCTGTATTTATGCCGCCGATTGTCGATGACTGGGATGGCAAGCGTACGGAATTCGAGGCATTGGCTCAGCTCATGGTCAATGAGCTCGCGAATTTCTAATGAGAAAGCGCCGCGCTGTCGACCTGTGGACCCCGCGGGCATCGGCGCGCAGCGACCTGACGCTTGAAACCGTCCTAACGCATCCGGATTACTTCGGGCTCACGACCGCATCTCCGCTTCAGCGCGCAGTCTGCCGGGTACTCGACGGCCTACCGTTGCTCGAGCTGGCAGACGACGCTGAGGTGCGGGCCGCGTTTGGTGATGTGGAGCAACTACCAAGCTCACGGCCCGCGGAACTCATCCTACTTGCCGGCATCCGCTGCGGCAAGTCGCTCATCTCAGCCGCTTGCGCCGTCCGCGCTGCGCTGACTTGCGACGTTTCGAGGCTCGGAGCTGGCGACATCCCTCGGATATCGGTGCTGTCGTACTCCGTAGACACCGCTCGAGCGACTTGGCAGCATGTTCGAGGGCACGTCGAGGCAAGCGTAGCTTTGCGAGGTCTGCTCGTATCAGAGCCGACAGCTGACATGATTGTGCTCCAGCACCCATCAGGCCGCCCCGTCGAAATCAAAGTCGTCGCCGGAAGTCGAGCCGCCGGGTCGCTTGTCGCTCGCTGGAGCGCCGGCGTCATCTTTGATGAAGCCCCCCGCATGGTCGGTGCCGAAGATGGAGTCGTCAATCTGGATGACGCGCGGCAAGCCAGCATCGGCCGGCTTCTGCCTGGCGCTCAGATTCTGATGATCGGTTCGCCATGGGCGCCATTTGGTCCAGTGTTTAATCTTGTCGAGCAGCATGAGGGAAAGCCTAGCAAAGCATTGGTCGTCGTGCGAGCCCCGGCCTATGCGATGAACCCGTCCCATTGGACGCAGGCGCGCTGCGACGAGCTCCGCGAGACGAACCCCGACGCTTACTGGGTCGACGTTGAATGCAAGTTCCTTGACGCCGCCGGCGGGATGTTCACGCTGGACGAGGTCAAGCGGGCTACGCGCCTAGAGCCGTTGGTTCTGCCGTTCAATCGCAGGCTCCACTACGCGGCCGGCATGGACCCGGCAACCCGTGGGAACGCCTGGGCGCTTGTCGTCACTGCGAACCTCGGGAAGCAACCAGGTTCAGGCGGCAATCGCTACGGCGTGGTCATGACGCACCAATGGCAGGGCTCGGCGGCCAAGCCACTCAAGAGTCGCGAAGTTTTCACCGAGATGCGCGCCATGCTCGCTCCCTACGGCCTGACGCATGTTACGACGGACCAGTGGTGCATCGATACGCTTCGGGAGATGGCCCACGACTGTGGCGTGTCGCTCATTCAATACGATCTGACTGGCCAGAAACAATTCGAGCTATTCAAGAAGGCCAAAGACATGATGGCTGATGGGTCGCTCGAGCTCTCGCCGGACAAGAAGCTCCAGGCCGATCTATGCTCCGTGCGCAAAATCGTGACCCAGCAATCAATCCGCGTGGAGTTCCCGGTCGGTCCGGATGGTCGCCACGCGGATTTTGCGCCGGCGCTGGCCAAGGCCCTGTCGCGTTCGCTGCTCTCCCCGGCCCCTGAGGAGCTATCGCCTGATGAGGCGCTCAGGGCAGAGCAGGCCCGCTGGAAGAAGCAGGCTCAGCTAGAGGTATTGCATTTGCGACGGATGCGCAGGAGGGGGCTTGCGTAATGCCCTCTGCAATGGCTATAGTCGACAGATGACTACTCTCGAACAAGATTCTCTATCCAATCAATTCGGCAATGGGCAGGCTAATATGGGGCTGGGGATGACCCAGGAACAGCAGGCGCTTCAATCGGCGGCCTCAGTTCAAAACTATTCCGTCAACTATTCCCCATCCCCCGACGACGCGGCGCGTCTCTTCTTCTCGGACCCGGCCTGGAAGCTTCGATTCGAGGCCCGCTGTGAGCTAGAGCTGGCGAAGCAGAAGGCCGAGGCGGAGGAGATGATTCGGGAGGGCCAGGAAAAGCTGGCTGCGCTCAGCCCTAGCGAACGTGGCGCAAAGGCCATGCGTGAGTTCAATGTCGCGAAGGCAAGGGGCCGCGCAAAGGCTGCAGCGAAGGCGCCTAAGGCGAAGAAGGCCCCAAGGGGCAATACCCCAAAGAATGTAGGCCTCGCCGAGGGAAGCGCGCTTATGACTAAGGCGCTAGACGCTATCGACGAAGCTGGCACCGAAGGCATCGGCACCATCCGCCTCGGCAAGCTCCTGGGCACCTCCGCCGGTCCCATCGTGGCACCCCTCGTCGAGGCAGGAAAAGTCAAAGTCAAGGGGGCAAAGCGGGGGACGGTTTACTTTTCTGTCTGAGGCGTGCTAGCCTGTCGCCTCAGTGGCGGCATCCCCCATCCAGACGAACCGTTGGTGGAAGCTCAAGGGGCACGAGCTTGCGAATCAAGTCTCGGCGATTTGCACGACTCTAGAGCAGTCTGATGGCGTCCGGCGCACACGATACACGTCCGCCCTTCGGCACTACGAGGGGCGGGCGGTGCTGCTTGATGAGGCCTCGTATTACTGCAACATCGATGTAGTCTACGAGTCGCCAATCTACAACGTATCGCGATCGGCTTGCGACACGGCGAAGGCGGATATCGCTGGACGGCAGAAGCCGAAGCCCATCTTCGTAACCAGCGGAGGCGACTGGCGCGCTCGACGTAAGGCGAAGAAGGCCGACAAATACGTCGAAGGCCAGATGACCCAGCGGCAGGGGCGCTACGCCAATTGCTGGGAGCTGATGACCGAGGTATTCCACGACTCGGCAAAGCTCGGGGTCGGCCTGGCGAAGGTGACGCCCGATGTGAATCGGAAGAAGATTCTCGTCGAGCGGGTTTTCCCCTGGGAGGTCTTCGTCGATCCTCGTGAGGCTCGTTATGGAGCTCCACAGAATCTCTTCCATCGTTATTCGATGGAGACCGATATCGCCATGGAAACCTTCGTCGAATTCGACGACGATGGCGAGCCAGTCGACAATGAGGAAAACTTAGAGATTTACCGGGGCATTCTCTCGGCGCAAAAGCCTCGCTCAGATTCCACGAAGATCATCGAGGCCCTTATAATCAATGAAGCTTGGCGCCTGCCGCTATCCGATGACATGCCGGGAAAGCATGTCATCTGTGTGGAAGGCGCCATTCTTTTCGAGGAAGACTGGCTCGAGCCTGAGTTCCCGTTCGTCATGCTCGCCTGGGAGTACGATACTGTAGGTTTTTGGGCTACAGGGCTCATCGAGGCGCACCAGGTACAGCACGTCATCCTGAACGAATCGGCGATGGGCGCTGCTCGGCGTATGCAAATATGCGCTACGCGGCGCGTTTATTACGACCCAGATGCGCTTGACCCGAACCATCTTGTGGTCGGAGGCGAGAGTGAAGTCCATATCCCCCTCAAAGACCTCACTCGAAAGCCCATTGAGGAGCCTACGCAGCCCGTCTCTCCTCAGGAATTCGAGTGGATTGACGGGAATATTCAGAAATACTTCCAGTTCTGCGGCGTTTCGATGCAAACCGCCGGCGCGACGAAGAGCAAGGGCCTGACCGCGGCCGTCGCCATTGAGGCGGAGACAGACCTAGGCTCGCAGCGGTTCATGCCCAAGGCTAGAGCCTACGAGGAATCCTTCGCGACTCTCGGGCGCCTCATCGTGCGGGCCACGAAGCGTGTCGCCAAGGAGCACAACGGATTCCTCGTTCGTTGGCCTGGCAAACGCTTCTTGCAGGAACTCGACTGGAAAGACGTGTCGCTCGAGGATGACATGTACGAGATCCGCATCAAGACGATATCTGCCCTCTGGCGCGATCCGGCAATGCAGCTGCAGATAGCGCAGGACTTGCATCAGGGCGGAATCATCAATCGCGAGACTTTCCTTCAGATGGCCCAGCTGCCAGACCTCGAAGGCCTGATGAATCGCGAGACGGCAGAGCGCGAATTCCTTGAGGAGCTCTTCGATCGCTACCTCGATTCTATGGATGACTCGGAGCTCGAGGATAATGGCGGCTATGAGGCCCCCGAGCCGTTCATTATCAATAAGCCAGCAGCTATGTGGCTAGCCGTCTCGACATATTGGGAAGCCAGACGCGACAAGGCGCCGATATACTGCCTAGGCCTACTTGAGCGCTGGATTCAGCAGCTCGATAAGCTCATCGCGCCGGCGCCCCAGCAGATGGGAAGTCCCGAGGCTCCAGGCATGATTGCTGCGCCAGGAGCCGCAATGCCGACTGCTCCAGGGGCTCAATCAGGGGCGCCGTTGGCCGCATGAGAAACGTTCCTAAAAACTACGAGGCATTCATCCGGCGGTTCTTTCGGGATGACAGGCTGACATTCGTGGTTGTCGGCGATGAGCTGAAGATGCTTTTGCCGAGCGGGAAGGTCTATTCTGTGCCATGCGACGTGGAGCTCAATTCCCGAGATAATATGGGGAAATTCCTGGAGCGAGAGACCCGGAAGCTGGCTGCTCTCATGTACGACATACCCGACCTGGAAGTGCCGCCGCTTGCGACTTCGGCAAATGTCAAGTAGGATAATCGCCAATGGATGCTGATGTAGCCGCCGCGTGGGAAGCCGCTCAAGCTGAGATAGGGGGCATCTCCCTCGAGGAGGACATCAAGGCAGGCCTGGCTGCGCCTCCGGCTGAGGATGAACCTGCGTCTCCAGCGGAAGAGAAACCCGCTCCTAAGGGCAAGGAGAAGGCGGCAAAGGCCAAGGAAGAGCCGAAGGACGAGCCTGAGGAAAAGGATCTGGGCGGAGGCGTCCGGGATCTGGTTCGCGAGCGGATGAAGCTTCGGCAGAAGGCTGAGGCGCGCGAAAAAGAGTTCCAGACCTACATCCAGCAGGAACGACAGAAGCTGAATGGGATTGCCGAGAAGTATGCGCCCCATCAGGCCTTAGCCGAGGCTGTCGACGCGGGCGACTTCGAGGGAATTGCGCAAGCAGTCGCAAAAATCACCGGGAATGCGGCCATCAAAGACTGGAAGACTCTCCAGGATGAGGCTCTCAAGGCTGCGCAGAGCCCGGGCATCTATCGGGAGGTCCGGAAGCTGAGAGCCGAGCGCGAAGAGGAGCGCCGGCAGCAAGAGGAGCAGCAAAAAGGCTGGCAGCAGCGCCAGCAACAGCAAGAGCGCGCCGAAATGGAGAAGCAATGGCTCTCCAACATCGAGGAAGAACTCTCCGGCGAGGAAGATGAGGCCCTAAAGGGCATGCTTGAGGCAACTGACGGCGTTCCGAACTCGATTTACGCCGTTCAGATGGAGCACCACGGCAAGGAAGGCGAAGTTTTGCCTACGGCCGAGGCTGCCGCCAAGCTCGTGAAGAACGTTTACGAGAAATGGCAAGCTTGGGGCGATTACTTCGAACTCCACAAGGATTCTGCCTTCCTAAAAAAGGCGATCGGCGACCGGGCAGCCGCTAAAAAGCCCGCGAACGGCACCGCTAGCCGAAATAGCGAGTCCGGCGCCACCAGCCGCAATGGTGTGAGGAGCAGTGACGGCAAATTTAAGAAAGCCGCCCCTGCAGTATCCCAAAACCGGACCGCTGAAGCTGGGGCTAACACGTTCAAAACTGAAAAGGACATGGTTCGACATTACGCGCGCCTGATGGAAGAGGCGGCGAAGACCGATCCGATGTTCTTGGAACGAACATAGCGCCAAGCTGAGCGGCTCCATACTTTGGAGTTCCTCATATGGCTGGCTCAACGATCGCGGGATTCACCGCGTTTCTCAAGAACTATTTCAATCCGCAAAAAGTCGAAGACCTCACACGCGCTGGTAAGCCGTTCTTCTCTCGCATCAAGACGAACGAAGACGTCTCCGGCGACATCTGGACCGTACCGATCCTCATCACGAACCCGCAGGGCATCTCGGCGGGTACTCTCGCGAATGCGCAGACGGCTCAATCGGCCGTTGCTGGCGTCAAGTGGCTCATCTCCATGGGTAACTACTTCGGTAGCACACTCATCGGCGATAAGGTCATCATGGCATCCCGTAACAACATGGGCGCGTTTCTCGAGAACAAGAAGACTGAAATTGAGGGTCTGTACGAATCGTTCGCTAATGACATTGCCATCTCGCTTTGGCGAAATGGCGGTGGCGCTATCGGACAGGTCGCGTCGATTTCCTCGAATACGGTCACGCTCACCAAGCCTCAAGACGTCTTCAACTTTGAGGTCAACGAGTTCGTCATGGCCTGTGCGGACGATGGCACGAATACCGGCACGACTCCGCGCACGGGTTCGACCTTCGTCTCGAGCGCTGACCGCAAGAACGGCACCGTAACGCTCAACAGCGTCGGCGGCATCACTGGCCTAGTGGTGGGCGACTTCCTGTTCCGTCTCGGCAATGCTGTGGCAAATACAGGAACGCTGCTCCTCCACGGAGTACAGGCGTATATCACTGCAAGCGACTCTCCCGGAACCCTCTGGGGCGTCACTCGTAGCGGCGCGTTGACCGACGTCCAGCGTCTTTCGGGATGCAAGATGCCGGTCTCGGATGTCAACGGCAAGGGCATCGAGGAGCGCCTCCAGCTCCTTGGCGCCTACATGCAAGGCCGTTACCGCGCCATGACCCAGGGCGGTGACTACGAGGCATGGCTACACCCCGAAGACTGGCACAAGCTCAATCTGAGCTGCCAGAACCGCGGGGAAAGGCCGCTGACTGACGACGAGACGAAGTTCGGTTTCAAGTACATCAACGTCATTGCTGGCGGCAAGGAAATCAAGACCTTCTCCGACCCGTACATGCCGCAGGGATCGGCGTTCATCCTCCGGATGGATAACTTCGTTCTGGGATCGTACGGACCACTCATCTCGCCGGTCAATGTCGACGGGCTCACGCTGCTCCGCCAGGGAACGACGAACGACTATGAGTACCGTCTCAAGTCGTATCCTGAGATGAGCTGCAATGCGCCCGGATTCTCGGGCTTCGTTCCGATCGCCTGAGAGGTGCCAACGGGAGATAAATAGATGCCCAACTACAGCCCACTCGGCACCGCATCAGAAGGAAGCTACTTCGACTATCGGGCAGCGCACCAAGGATCTAGGTCCAAGGTGTCGACCTTCCCGATTGCGACGGGTGGCCTCCCTCTCAATCCGATTGGAACCGGTTCGGCCACTGGCCTGCCGGCTCCGAGCGGATGGCTGCCGATGCCGACCAACTCAATCAACGGGGTCCCGTCCGGGGTCCCGCTCTACTTCCGGAATGAGATGGGCTCTACCCTTCGCAGGGTATCGGCCGGTCTCTATGAGTTCCAGTTCCAGCCGGCGCCTAACGGGGTCATTGATTGCTGGATGGAGCTCTGCACGACGGGTCCGAGGCAACTCAACACCGTCAAGCGGGATATTGCGACCGGGTACATCCAGTTCAATTCGCATACCGCATCCGGGACTATCTCGGACCTCTCAAATGGGGATTGCGTGAGCATTGAATACATTGCCTTCACTGTAGGCAATCCACAGGGAGGCAGCGGACCGTAATGGCCGATAAGCCGAAAGTGGATATCGCCATGCTCTTCGGGAAACCGAAGGGCAAGGATGCCGGCGGAATGGGCGAAGACTATAAGGCCTTAGCCCAAACCATCTTCGACGATACATTGGATGCTGATACTCGTGGAGAAGCGCTGCACGAGTTCATCAAAATGTGTAATGACGAAGAATCCGGCGAAGGCCCTCAGACCGCGGGAGAGGAAGCGACCGAAGCTGAAGGGTACTGATGTCCCGAACGCGAACTCTCGCAGAGCTGAGAGGAGATGTCTGCGCTAAGGCGGACATCGTTGATGGCGGTGCAGGCGGACGCTTTCCCAGCGCTCGCCTGAACCGCTTTATCAACCAGGCAATCCAGCGTTATATCACCATCGTTACCGGCGCCGGAGGGCAGGAGTGGTACATGCAGCGTACCGGTCTTCAGACGATGGGCACATCTGAGGCCGTCGACGCTTCTGGCTGGGCGCCAAATCAATACGTCACGTTGCCTACAGCGTTCTATCAGCTCATCGGGATCGATATCGTGATCGGCGGGTCGACCGTATCGCTGCTCAACTTCGAGCGAGCCGAACGGAACATGTTCAAGGACTCGCCAATCTGGATGCAAGGCAACGGCAAGGGACAGCCGATGTTCTTCCGCATCGTCGGGACCAATGCCGCCGGAGCGCATATCGCGCAAGTCGTCCCGGCCGCTGATGCGGCGTATCAATACGAGGTCTGGTATGTGCCGGAGATTGCCGACCTAGTGGGCGACAACGACACATTCGACGGCCGTGCGGGCTTCGAAGAATTCGTGGTGCTAGAGGCGTGTCTGTACTGCCTCCAGCGAGACGCGAATGTAGCGCCAGCTTATGCCGCTCTTCAGGCTTCCAGGGATGAAATGGAAGCCCAGATGAAGTTCAAGTTTGCCACGATGGACGGACCTGGCCGTCGCATCAACACTGAGGCCCTCAGGAACCGCATGATGCGCTTCACCAGAGGCCACTGGTGGGGCACATGAGGACTGGCGGGGCCTTCCCTCGGCAGGGGCATTTCCCTGGCGACGCTTCGCTCGGAAGGGCCCTGGCGTTGCTCGAGCAGCGTACCGCCGACAAGTTCGATGCCCTCGATCGGAACGACGGCGATGTAGTCGGGAAGTGGATCCCTCTTACCGGGGTCGGGTTAACTCCTTCCGCTATCGGGAACGGTCACATCGGCGGACAATGGCGCAGGGTAGGACTAGACAACGCCGGATTCAGGATACTTCTGCAGGTAGGCACGACGACATCATTTGCTGCGGCAGCCATTCAGATCGTCCCGCCTCCGAATCTCGTCTTTGATGTCAATTCTATGCAATTCCCGCTTAGTGGAGACGCGGCCCCGTTCTTCGTTTCTATGGGCGGGTTCATCGCCGGGGCTTTCACTGGGCGAGGGACGGCAGGGGTCCTCGGAACGGATGGGACAGCTTTGATCCTTGGCGCCGGGTTAGCGGTGTTGGCCGCCGGCGACTTCGTTCTATTCGAGTTCGAGCTGCCCACTAAGAAAGCATCGTGAACAACGACAAGGCGCAATCGGTCGATATTCTGTTCTCCGGCGGAGCCCGGCAGGACTTGAATTCGACCACGGCGCCGCCTGGCTCGCTCGTCCACTGCGATGAGGTGGAGTTCGACGAGCTACATCGGCTGGTCAAGCGTGACGGATTCGAGAACATCGGGATAGCGACCTACTCGAAGACCAATTCCATCACGAAGCCAGTGCGCCGCGTTGCGCAAATGCCATCTAATGAGCGGCTCATCTTCACGGATAGCAATGCCTTCGTGCATTTCCCGACGATCAACAAGATTAGTGAGGCTGGACTAGACGGGCAGACATCTACGATACGCGCCACACTGGAAGATGTTGAGGGGATCGCCGCGGATGAGACGGGAGCGATACTGTTCTGTGATTGCGCATACGCGAATGGACTTTTGGTTGTCGTCTACGATCAGGTAGATGTTACATCAACATTGAATTCTATATTTGTCGATGTGATCGACATGACGGCGGGTACCGGCAAAAATGGCCGAGTGATCAGCCATCAGCTCCTGGCGGCCGGGACAGACTTCAATATTCAACCGAGAGCAGTAGTAAGCGGAGGCTCTAGCGTTGTATTCGTGCTCTGGAAGTCAGGCGCAAACATTAAGTTTTCTAGCGCTAATCTAGCCGCTAGTACCATTTCATTCGGCGCAGCAGCCAATCTCGTCACAGATCTCCTGAACACGGGCACCAACGGATGCTTCGATATAGATCCAATGGTTAGCGGATGGGTCCTTGTCTACAATGTGAATACACCGGGCGCCAAAGTAATCACATATAACTCTACCGCTGTAGTTCAGGCTACCTTTGCTTGGCAGGCCAACGCGGGAGCCATTAACTGGACGCCCAGCTGCCTGACAATAAACGGCAATGTTCTGACTGGGAATATTCGCGGGGCCGGCTACGACCCGGCTACTTTCCGGATGGAAAGCCTGTCGATTGACACCGCTCTCACTACTCCGCAGTATTCGCGTTTCGACCCGGGCCTGGATCATGCCAAGCCAGCTACGCAGATTGCCATGAGGCAGTCGTCGTCGACCACCACGTTGGTGCTTTTTAGCAATTACGCCTCGACGACATTGAGCACGAACCCGCGGGGGCATCTATATTGTTATTCTATGGCGGCCAATGCCGTCATGTCGCTTATTCTCGTTTACGCAAACTATTCGCTCGCGGCCAAGATCTACAGGGATACTCGCGATAGCAATCTGTATGGCGCGGCGCGATTCGATGACGCCACGGGCTTCCAGAGTCATATCCTGATGCTGGACTTTGGGACATCCGGCAAAGGGCCATTCCCTCAATTTCATGTGGCTTCTGGTAGGGTGCCGCTAAAGACTGAGAATACCAAGACTGGCATTGGAGGAGTTGCGGATTTGTCCTCATCTGGGGCTGATCCGGGCAAGTTTGCATTCACTTTCGCTATCAATATCGGCGCTTCCAGCATCAGTGGGAACATGGTTGCCGCGTATGTATGTCGCGCCCGAGGCTTCCAACGATTCTTGAGTACGCCATGCCAAAGCGAAGTCGTTGTCGGTGGCGGGACTCCACTAACATACGATGGGCAACGGCTCGTTGAACTAAGCTTCTACAGCTATCCTATTCTGAATGCCGGAAACCTCGCCCCTCAGGCGATCGGCGGCAATATGCCGCAGGCCATCTTCCAGTATCGAGCCGTTTATGAGTGGACAGACGCCAAGGGGAATAGGCATCAGAGCCCGGCATGTCCGGCCATCACGGTGGACATGAGCGGCGCTCCATATGCAGCAGGGACCAATCAGGTTTTGGTCACATTCCCGGCATACTTCCCCACCCGGAAGCAGGTTCCAACAAATGTGGCGGCCACTGGAACCGCGGACACCTCAACGCCTGTTAGAGTTATTGTCTATCGGACAACAGGCGGCGGATCGATCTTCTATCGAATGGCCATTGGGGCAGTTAATAACAATTCTTCTGCCGCAGATGACACGATAGTCGGGGACTTCTATTCCGATGCAGCCATCTCGGTGAACGAAGTTCTGTACACGAGCGGCGGCGGTCGAGGGGAACTCGCGACAACGGCTCCGCCGCCATCGATCTTCATGACGACTCATGCCCAGCGGCTGTGGGGCGTCGATGGAGAGAATCCTGAGCGCATCTGGGCGACCAAGGTCCTCTCGGAATTCACGGCTCCTGGCTACAACCAGGCGCTGCAGATCCTCATCCCTGGAGCTGGCAAAATCAACGGTCTCGCCGGTCAGGATGGCAAGCTCTACGCACTAGCCACCAACGGCCTCTACCTGGCAGCCTACGGCGATGGGCCCGACAACGCGGGCAACGGCTCCTTCCCCTCACCGCAGCTCATCACGGTGTCAGCTGGATGCACTGAGCCGCGCTCTGTCGTCATCGCGCAGACCGGTATCTTCTACACCGGTCCGGACCACTGGGGTACCGGCATTTATCTCGTGCCTCGAGGCTCCGGAGACCCTATCTCAATAGGCGGCGGCGTTCGCCTCGAGCTTCAGGACAATCCGGTCTGCCGCGGGGCAGTGTGGCGCGCAGACAAGGCTCGTGTAGAATTCCTCATGGTGGACAGCGAGACAGCTCCATCTAGTTCGGTGCTGCTTTACTACCATTATGACTATCCAGATGACAGAGGCATAGGGCAGTGGACCGTTTGCAGGCCGTCGAGTGGTGGGCTTGATAATGCAATGGAGAGCATCGGCCTTTGGGATGGTATTACTGTAATGTCGGGAGACACGACCAGTTTTGGCATTCAGACTTTGGGCGTAGCTAGAGACTTCGGAGGTCCTTTCCCTATTATTTCAGTGGAAACGACGGATATACGGCCATTTGGCATGGTGGGATACGGACAGGTAGCGAGCGTGTCTCTCTTCGGAACCGCAGTGTCAAGCGACTCAATTTTTATCGAGTCAAGTTATGATGGCGGGGACTCATGGCCGGATTCTTTTCAATGGGATGTGGACCTGGAGGCGCCCAATCAGCCGCTTTTGCGGCGGTGGGAGACGCCAACGCAGAAGTTGCCAGAGGGCGGCGCTATTCGTGTTCGCTTTTCGGACCCGGGGATTTTCGACCTCACGCCGGGGCTCTCGATCTTCCACGGAATATCCCTGCAATTCGTGCCGCTGGGCGGCAATCTGCGCATTGACGACTCAAGGAGAGCATAATGCCGACTCTTCCCGATCCATTTCTGCCGCGACGAGTTATCGGAGCGCCGGATAGTTCAGCCCCTGCTCCTGCTCCTGAGCGAACCCAATACACTGGATCCTTTAACGAGACCAATCAAGCCCCTCAATACGGTCCGCAACAGCCGTCGGCACCTCAAACGCAACTAGCCAGCTACAATGGCACATATGGCCCGGGTGCCGCGATGAGCAATTACCTGAGCCCATCCTCGCCGCAGACGGCATCGTACGGTGAGCATCTCACTCCCCAGGCGGTGGGCAGTCCTTTTGATCAAATGAGAAACACTGCGGACTATTACGCGAATAGGATGCGGGAAGGCGCCACCGCTGCGCTTGGCCGCGCCGCGCCTCAGATCAATACGGATGCCACGAATATGTTCGCGCAGGGCACCGGCAACGCGCTCGGCAATGCCAACGCGACGAACCTTTATGGCATCCAGGCTGCCCAGACTGCGGATCGTACTAATCTGTATGGCATGCGTCAGGGCCTCGATATGTCGGCGCTTGCCAATGGCCAAGGAGCGCAGGGGCAATTTGGAGCAGCTGATAGATTGATGGGGTTTTCGCAAATGCCGGCTGGGCCGAGCGTCGCCGAACAACAGCTCCGTATGGGAGGCGACCAGGCGATGCGCCAACAAATGGCCATGGCCGCCGGAGCCCGAGGTGGGAATGCCGCGCTAGCGCTCCAGAATGCTGGTCAAAACCAGGGCGACATCATGGGCAACCTCAACGGACAGCTAGGCATCCAGCGGGCCCAAGAGGACATGGCGAACCGGCAATTCGCCGCAAACGCGGCTCAGGCCGCAGGGAATACCTACGGACAGGCTGCCGGCACTCAGATGAATGCGATGGGCGGAGCAGCCAATATATTTGGAGGCGTTGCCAATAATCAGCTGGGCCAAGGGCAAATCTACGGAGGCATCGCCAATAATCAGCTAGGTCAGGCCAATACGAATCTTGGTCTGACTAATACTTATGCCGGGCTAGCCGCGCAGCAAGCGGGCTTCCAAGGACAACAGAACGAACTCAACGACCGCACAAATCTGGCTCGCGAGGCGCTTGGTTATGGCATCCAGAACGATGAGAGAAATGCGGAATTGCAACAGGGAGCGCTGGATACTCAGAGATACGGTATTGATAGAAATGTAGCGGTGCAACTTCAGCTTCAGCAAAATAAGCAGAATAATGATTTATGGCAGAAGATTCTTGGCGGCAGCATCATGGCTGCTGGCGCTGTTGCTGCTCCTTTTACCGGAGGGGCTAGTCTTGCTGCTGAACCATATGGCGCAAAAGAATTGATGGGGCAGTAATGGCCTTCGGAGCACCCGCTTTCGTCGATTTCGATCCGGATCCATCCGGCACTGGCTATCATTTCAAGAGGCCTACCGGCGAGAGTGTGTACGCCTATGGGGACTACGCCGACCAGCTAGCTCGGAACATCGCCGCTTCTAAGCCTACGGACCAGCGAACCGCGAACAATGCGATGATGTCGACCGAGAGCGATGAGCCAAATCGCTCCGTCCCGGATACGGGGCAGCCCACAATCGGCTCGACCGCTCCGACAGCTCCAGAGCCGGTGCGACAGGGTACGACAGTCGATGCCCAGGGCATTCCGACGAATCTGCCGCCGATGGCTGGAGGTCCTGCGCCTGCGGCTACTCCTCCACCACGACCGCAGATGAGCATCTCTCCGGTTAAGTACGTGGGTGGAACCAATCCGACCGCGATGGCCAAGAACGCCGTTGCCGTTCCTACTGCTGAGTCGATGACCGTCCAGGGTGGCATTCAAGATCCGGCAGAGCGCGAGAAGATGGCGAAGCTCTATGATGAGCAAATCAAGGCGCAGAAAGAAGAAGAGACCGTAACCACGGATATCCTGAAGCAACAGAAGAGCGCGATGGAGACGCAGGCGCTCGATGCTGCGTTGAAGCGTCAGCAGGCCGAGCGTGAGGTCGCTGAGGGCGAAGCGCACAAGACCATGCTTCGGCAGGAATTCCAGAAACGCACGGATATCGCACAGCAAGAACTCGACAAGCAATCAAAGCGCGAAGTGGATCAATTCCGCATGTTCCGCGGACGGCCCGGAGCGCAATTCGCTGGAGTTCTCGCCGGAGCATTAGGAGCATTTGGCCAAGCATTCACAGGGCATAATCCGGCCATGGAGATCATGGGCCGTTTCATGGACAACGACATTGCGGCTCAAAGGCAAGAGATTCAGCAAGGCGTTTCAAAAGCAAACAATGACTTGGCGCGCATCAAAGAAACTTATGGCCTGGATTACGATGATGCGCAATCGGTCCTGAAGCTTGCATACATCAAGAAAGCCGAGTCTGAGGCAGAGCGTCGTGCCGCGCTGATGGGCACGCAAGAAGCGGCGATGAATCTAGCTTCGTTGCGCCCGAAGTTCCTTCAGATGGAGGCCGATACTCATTCCGCGATGCAGGCGAAGCTACTGGGCCAAGTCCAGGTGACGCGGCAGTCCCGCATGATGCAGCCTACACATGGGGGTTTTGTTGCTCGAACGCCAGAAGAGATGGCGAAAGAGGCAGAGGCGAGGGCGCGGATCGTTAAGGCCAATTACGAGTATAGCCATGAGGGCTCGGCTCCTCCGAAGGCAGGAGCTGGAGGGCCAGGGAAATTGCCGGCGCGCATGGCGTCTCAGCAGTCAACGAACCGTTCTGCTCAGGAAGACCTTGTTCAATACATGAAGGAAGACGCGGGCGGGCTCATCGCCCCAAAGGTGCATGGCGCAGGAACTCAAGCGCGCATTGATTTGGAAGCAAAGGCTAATGCAATCGTCGGGAAAGTCGTTGCTGGCAGCAACGGCACGGTTAATGAGGGAGAGATGAACCTTCTGCGAGAAGGGCTTACATCGCCGCTTGAATCTGTTCGCAAGGCGACAGCCAAGAAGCTTCACGAGGCCCTGGTAACAGCGGATAAATATCTCGAACAGCAGCGCGGTACCGTACAAGGCGCCGCTTCAGCCGAAGAGGAAGGGCCAGAGAAGTAATGGCTGGCTGGGTTCGAGCTCCAACCGGGCAACCAGTCTATCAAGACGACTCCGGCAATGTGCATCTTGTCGATGCTACCGGAAAGATCGAGGCCGTTCCGCCGGCTCAGGTCGCTGAGCTTCTCTCAAATCCAGAGCGTACCGGTTACGCGCCGGCTACGCCGCAGCATCTTGAGCAGGCGCAGGCTCAACGCGAATGGGATGACGCCTCGGCGGGCGCAAAAGCCGACTTCTACGCTCGCGAATCGGTGAAGGGCGTCGTTGACGCCGTTACCGGCCTGCCGCGTTTCATCGGCGCCGGAGGCAAGGCGATCGCCGAGCAGATAAACCCCGAAGTCCAGAATATCTCGAACCCGCTCGAGGCCCTCTCCGGCGAAAATCTAGTCGAGAAGCTGGACTCTGTCGTTGCAAGCCCGCAGGAGGCTGCCGCGGCGGCAGAGCAGGCGCGCCGATTCTCCGAGGTAGCCCCTGGCGGCAAGATGGCCGCGAATATCGCCGGTTTCGTGGCTGGCGGGGCGGCCCTGAAGGGCCTGGGTACGGCAGGGAAGATTCTCTCGGGTTCCGAGCTATTCGGGGCCGGTTCGAAAACAGCCCGCATCGCTTCGCTGGCGGCCGAAGGGGCCACACAGGGCTATGTTGGAGGAGCTGAGGAGGCCTGGGTCAAGGACCATGAATTCACCTCCGATGCCATGCTCGCCTCTGCCGGCATGGGCGCAGTCTTCGGCGGTGCCCTCGGCGTGGCACAGGAAGGCGCCAGGGCGGCCGTTTCGGGAGCCAAGAGCATCCTGGCCGAGAAAGTGTTCGGGCGCGCCCCAGCGGCAGCTGGAGCCTCGGAAGAGGCCATCAACCAGATGGCGGCCGATGTGACCGGAGCGACGCCGCCGAAGGGCTTCGCGAAATACTTCAAAGACGCGATGGAGGGCCTCCGGGACAAGATTGAGACCGTTCAGAGCGCCGCGAGCGGGATTCCTAAGGCGGACCTCGAGAGGTTCGGCGGATTGCGTTGGACGGAAGAGGCTATTTCGGCGCGCGAGATGGCGGCGAATCGAGGCCCCATCCTCGAGGCCGTTTCGGGCGATATGACGAAGGCGCTCGACACGATGTATTCGGAATCTCGCCCGATTATGGATGAGGTTTCACGTGCAACAGGAAGGAAGCTTGAGAACATCAAGCCGCTTCTCACCGGTGACACGGAAACAATGATGCAGGCGGCGAAAGCAAAGGGCGAACAGCTCGCTGAGGGCCTCGCCAAACTCGATGATGTGACCGAACGAGGCCGATCCATTCTGGGGGATGGGAAAGCCACAGAGAATCTTCGCTATATCTTCGAAGAGGCGATCGACAAGGTCGGGGCCGCAAAGGAGCCGGCTTCCGCGGTGCATGCCTTGGATGAATTCAAGGCTGCCATGCAGAAGGCCAAGGTCTCGGCGGAGGCCGTGGCTCGCTCAGCCGCCGGCGGAGAGCTGGGAATCGCTCAGGCAAGAGCTCGAGCTGCTTTCGCGAATGATGTTTCTGAAGGAATGAGAACCTATCTCGAGGATTCGTCGGTCTGGGGCAAATTCGGCGAGACACAGGCGCGGGTAAATAAGGCCTATGCCCGCATGCTCGATTCGAACCGTTACGTTTCCGGGCATCTGCTTGAGAAGGTCGGCGACGACTTCGGGGTTCCTCGATATCAGGTCGACCCGGCCAAGGTCTCTCGGTTCGTGGACAAGGTGGGGACCGTTCAAACGCAGACGATCGACCAACTTCTTCGCGACAACATCGCAGCACGGCGTGAGCTCGTGGAGGCCATCCAGGAGGGCTATGGGCTTGGTGGCCATGCCGAGGGGCTAATGAAGGTTCAGGAGGCCACGAAGGCCGCGCAGGCCCTCTTGGACAAGGCTCATGACGTTGTAGGCAAGTCGAACATTGTTGAAGAGATGATGGAGAAGGCAGGTCATTCCTCGCATGGCTCGACCGGAGCTCTTCTTGGCGGCGTCCTTGGCCATGCTCCTGGTGCGGTCGCTGGCATGGCCATTGATGTCCTGATGAATCCGGCCAAGCTGATGCGACAGGCCGTCGCACTCCGGGAAATCGGCCTCAAATGGGGCACCAAGATCGACAATTCCGTCAAAGCGCTCGTGGAAGGAACGGGCACAGCGACTCGCGCAGCGCGCGCAACGGTATCCGGTACGAACCGTTACGCCCGCACGACAGCCGAGCGCTACGCAGCATCGAATGTTGACCAGACGAAGAAGTATGACCGCATCGCGAAGAATCTCGTGACCGCAATGGCCGATCCCGTCGGGACATCGGTCAAAGTCGGAGATGCCGTCGGAAATGTCGACCATTCAATGGTCCGAGACAGCATGATCACAGGCGCAATGCGCGCTGCCGCATTCCTCAATTCGAAGCTTCCGGCTCCGGTCTACGGCAACAATCCGCTTGCTCCGAATCAGATTCAGAGCGTTGCCCCTGCTCAGAAGGCTCGTTTCCTGCGATACTATGAGGCAGTGCAGAATCCGGCCATGGTCTTCGATGAGCTCAAAACAGGAAACGTTCCTCCCGAGCATATCGAGACGCTCAAGAATTGCTATCCTGCGCTCTATCAACGAGCGCAATTGGCAGTCTTCGAGGCGGTCCACAGCGCCACGAATCCGCCAAATTACCAGAAGCGGCTTGCGCTGGCGGAGCTCTTCGACTCGCCGGGAGTCATCGAGCCTACGCTGGATCCTGGCTTCATGGCTCGCCTCTCGCAGACCGCGCAGCAGGGGAACGTCTCGGAGAAGCAACAGGAGCAGAAGTCATCTGCCGCAATGAGACCCTTGGCCGACGGAATGAAGTCGAGCCTAGACAAGATGATGCATTAAGGAGATCCGATGTCAGTCAACGAAAAGCTCTACATGGCAGCGGACCTCCGTGGACCGCGAAACACCTGGGAATCCACGGCTACATCGGTAGCTACCGGGCCGAATCAGGTTGTTAGAAAAGAACCGCTTCCGCATTGTGAAATCGTAGCGCTAGTCGTTACCACCGGAACTAGCCAGCAATTCGATCTGCAGGCTACAGGCTTCTTTGGTGATGCGTATTATCAACAGACATTCGTCCGCATGATCTCTGAGAGCGCGGGGGACATCTGGTATGCGTGGCATCGTACGACGGGTTCGACCATTAGCAATGTGGCCACGGGAGGAGCTACCGGCGTATGCGCATTCCTGCCGTCGAAGACGTACACTGATGAGCTGGCGGCCGGGCGCTATCTCTCGATCCAGACCATCCTCAATGGCGTGGTTCGACTCTGGATCACGAACAGGACGGAATGATGGCTACCTATCGATACCGTTCGAGACACGGCAAGCTGGCAGACATTCAGATTGAGGACTCGCAGCGAGCAGAACTCGAGCGGCTTGTGCTCAGCAAAGGCTTCTCTTTCGTTGCGAAGGACCCGAAGGATTCCCCGCCGCGGATGTCGGCAGACGAGCTGTCGCGCGTTCTGAGCGGGCGAGCGCAGGCCGGTTTTCAGCTTCTCGGCCCTCAACCGAACGGAACGATCGGGCCAGTATGAGCCGTCGACGGACAGCAAGAGACAATCGCGGCCGAATCAATGCATTTGGTAGAGGCGGACCGTCTAGCGGGATTCCTCCGTCGCCTCCTTCTGGGCCAACGCAGCTTTGGACGTTGGTCTCTAGCCAGACATGCCTACGCGCCTGGCAATCGGATTTTGGCATCACAATGGGCGGCACCCCATTGGCTAGCGGGACTACTCCGCCGGCTGTTACCTTGACCGGTTCAGCTAGCGGCAATGTCGCCTTCAGGATGGAGATTCAGACCACTGGTGCTCTAGGGGCATCAACATTCCGATACGGAGCCGCCAATGATGGGACGACATCCACGTGGATTGAGCAGAACGTCCCCACAGCAGCTACGTATGCCGCAATTGGGGCCCTCGCCGGAGTTACCATCAACTTCCCGGCAGGCACATACACCAACGATAACGTATACCAGGGGACGCTATCGGCATGGACCGATCAGGTCAATGCGAAGGCCGCGTCGCAGGCCTCAGCGGGACTACAGCCCCGGATTCTGATTCCTGCGATTAACCATCCAGCGTTCAGGTTTGATGGGGGCAACGACGTCAACAC